GTTCTCATTGCTTCACCCAGAAGAAACTACATTCCTTTTCACGCGTAACGTACCATTCATTTACGCCGTGAGCATACGTATAAGCATTTACAGCCGTTATGATTCCTGACTGATAAAACTTATAATAGTCATGCCCAGCTACAATGCCTGCCCACCGAACCTTTTTACTCCAATAAATAAGATCAAGCATCACGTTATCGAAATCATGCAACCCGTCAATAAAAACAAAATCCAAAGAACCATCAGGAATGTTAGGGTTTTTTACTGCTTCCACACTGGTAGTTTTCACTAAGATAGCACCATCATATTTCGTTAATCTCTTTTTGGTTAAGTTAAACCTGACATCTGTTTTCTCCTGACTTACTCGTTCATAAGCAGTCCAGGGGTCTATACAAAAGAGTTTCAAGTTGGGAACTTTTTGCAGCATCACTTCTGAAAACTGTCCCTTACAGACTCCTATCTCGGCTCCTTTCGTAAAACCAAGTTCGGCAAACACATCAACAATATCGTTACGGGTACTGTTATACCATCCAGAATACGGCAAAGTATCACCGTTCTTAACATGGAATCTTTTTCTAATTAATTTTGTAACCTCCCTGGCGCCAGGATGTCCTGTCGCTGTTCTAACCAAAGGGCCATTATCAACCATTATTTTTTGCCTCCCTAAGTTTAACATCTACAATATGTATCCATTTTTCAGCATATTCAGGATCGTCCCAATCCTCGGGCCACCCACCAAGCGGCCACCAACAATCTTTCTCAATTAGCCATTTAAGTTTTTTTGTTTGTTTAGACCACCGATTATTCATCCAGAAATCAGTACTGAACTTTTCAGATTTAACCATTTCTCTTTTAGAAATGAAAAACCCACGTCCATAGGTTTTTCCTTTATGTAGGTGGGCATACCAGGTCTTTTTGTTGACTACGTTCCGCCCACCAGATAGCCATATCTTAAACCCAAGTTCTTGCGCTTCCTGATGGTGGTTATAATTTTTCTGGTCTAAACAATCTATTTTTAAAAAAAGTTCCTTTGGCATAAACCAACAGGAACCCTGAAAGGTAATAATGTCATCAATTAAAATATGTCTACGTTCATTTTCCCTATGCCAAAATCCTCCGGTAAAACCATGTTCTCCCTTCCACTTCTTCCCGTGAAACCCTGTCCCCCACATCTCATCAACGTTGTAAGGATAGGTGAGATACCAATAATCTACCGGCCCTCTTGTTCTTTCCCATTTTTCGGCATCAAGACTATATTTGCTTGGTATTACTATCCAATTATCCTCACAATCTGCTTTTAATATCTCATCAAATCCCTCTCCAAACATACAGTGATCATCACATTTCATTATGTAATCACCCTTGGCAATCTGAGCACCAGTGTTAATTCCTGCTCGCATTCCATGAGGACTTCCACGATGGATAATGACCAAATCCTTATGCGCATTCAAAGGGGGATCTGGCCAGTATCCATCAAGAACAATGATTACCTCAATATCACCTGTTGCTTTAGCAAATATGTCGTCTACCGTTTTTTGGGCAAAAGGGCTGTTACGGGAGGGAATTACCACCGACAATTTACTCATAAACCAACCTCCGAGTTAAGTTCCAACCAAGTCCGTAATCAGAATAGCCGTATAATAACTATCGGTAACAGGATTGAGTGCAACGTATCGTATGGTCTTGTTCGCATCCTCGTTGTTTATGGCCGTCTTTAGCAAATTGGCCACCACCGCCAGCGTCTCTGGCCCGAAAGTCTGAACTCTCACAGCATAATTCGCAACGGCAGGGGTTTCAGATGGCGAAGCTGAAGGAGACTCCGTGGCACTTGGGCTCACCGAAGGAGACCCGGAAGCCGATGGGCTTAATGAGGCTGACGGACTTAGTGAAGCACTCGGGCTTAATGAAGCACTCGGGCTTAATGAACCCGATGGACTCAACGAAGGCGACCCACTGGGGCTCTCTGAAGCACTAGGGCTTAACGACGCCGAAGGACTTAACGATGGCGACTCACTCGGGCTCTCCGATGGCGACTCACTCGGACTTAATGAGGGCGATTCCGAAGGCGATTCACTCGGGCTCTCCGATGCCGAGGGACTTAATGAGGGCGATTCCGAGGGAGACAAACTCGGACTTTCCGATGCCGAAGGACTTAACGATGGCGACTCACTCGGGCTCTCCGATGGCGACTCACTCGGACTCTCAGAAGCCGAAGGTGATAGACTAGGACTCCCCGAGGGTGATTCGCTTGCTGAGGGACTTAGACTGGCACTGGGTGACAGAGACGGACTCTCAGATGGCGATTCAGACGGAGACACTGACGGACTTTCGGATGCCGAAGGTGAAAGTGATGGTGATTCACTCGGACTTTCACTCGGAGACTCGGATGCTGATGGAGATAAACTCGGAGACTCACTCGGACTCCCCGAGGGTGATCCCGAGGGTGATTCGCTAGGACTCTCGCTGGCACTTGGTGATAGAGATGGACTTCCTGAGGGCGATTCCGAGGGAGACAAACTAGGACTCTCAGAAGCCGAGGGGCTAAGACTGGGACTCTCTGAAGGAGATTCTGAGGGTGACTCAGACGCAGATGGAGACAAACTCGGAGATTCACTCGGACTTCCCGATGGCGACTCACTCGCTGAGGGACTTAGACTGGCACTCGGACTTAAAGAGGCTGATGGACTCAGAGAAGCCGATGGACTTAATGAAGATGAGGGGCTTAAGCTTGGGCTTCCGCTTGGGCTTTCACTTGGGCTATCTGGCATTTCATTTCTCCTTACTGTTATATTTAATTAAAACTTTACACTAATTCTCCATAAGCAACCGCATTAGCAATTCCTGGGTCTGCCAGAACGCTTAAATCTATTCCGGGTGCATCAACGTTAGGAGCACCTATAAATACCTGCCCGTTAAAATTGCAAACAGAACTGCTATAGTTAGAACCAAGAATATATAACTTACTATTTGAGTCTCTATAGACTCCCACCCTACCATTTGTAAGTAGTATATAATCGTAAAAGTCAATAGCCGACCAGGTAGAACCCCGAGTCAAAGATATTGGAACTAATACTCCGGCAACCCACTCGTAAATTGTTTTTGGAACTAATGATCCGGCAACCCACTCATAAATTACGTTTTGGCTGCAAACAATAATGACATTAATAAAAACGAATATTTGAGGAAAGGGAAAGAGATCGGTAATGGTAGCAGTAGCAATTCTGGTAATTTCATCTAATGCCTGTAAAACACCATCACGTCCAACCAGTCCGATATTTTCTGTCAAAAACTGGTTATTTCTTGGTAATCTTTTTGACGGTCGTAAACCTCGTGAAAGACTACTAGAATCTATAGTTAAAGCGAATTGTCCGTCTCTCGATATTTCTAAAGCCATAATGCTTATATCCTATTGGTTATCTTATTGTATATTTAATTTTAATGCTGGTTGAAATGACTTATCTATCTTATTACTTTTTCTACGATTTAAACTAACATCTAAGGGTTGTAAGTTTTTTAGTGACCAGCACAATCTAAAATCTATATGTTCGGGTTTGTCGAAATTAAATACTGCTATCGGTATCTTGTGATCAATTTCCCAAACCATCCCATAGTTCTCCCAATTCATTCCGGGAGTAAATAGTTTTTCAATATGTTTTTTAAGTTGGTCAATGGTGTATCCAACAATATCTTCCCAATGATGACCAGCTTTAGCGCTTTTGAGAGAACGACAAATAGAACTACTAAGATTTGCGTTCAATTTTCCTTTTGGTGTACTTCTTACCCTTATAGAATACTCCCTCGCTAATTTACGCACTCTTTCAGGATGCTCAACGTACCATCTTCTGAAAATTTCAGGGTTTTCATCCCGCCATTTTTTATTACGTTCAAGACATTGTTCGTGATGTTCGACTCTATATTTTTTATTTCTTTCAGAGAGTCGTTCAGAATTATTGATACGCCATTTTTTGATGTATTGTCGTGTTTTGCCAGAATTTTCAATTGCCCATTGTCTGGCTTTTTTAATACATTTTTCTCTCTTCTTAATATAATATTGATGCTTATATTCACGCAGGCATTTTTTACACTCTGCCCTTATGCCATCCCTATGGCCATTCTGTTTATTAAATTCAGTTAGCGACTTTACTTCCCCACACTTAGTGCATTTTTTCATTACAATTCACCATGCACCTTTAGGTCGGGTCTTGAGGAAACCAAAGAGGTATCCATGTTTTGAAGTGTATTGATCCGTTCTCTGATTTTAGGTACAGCTTCCTTCAAAATTTTCTCGTACTTATCAAGTGGATTTTTACCCTCAGTCATTTCTACTATCGAAGCAACTATATCTTTTTTGTCTTTAAATTCCGGGTAATCGGAATAAAATTGTTTGTTTATTTTATTCAAGACAACATGTTGAGTCATCATATTACCCACTACCTCTGGAAGCATCAGCAATGCTTTTTCAACGGCTTCATCTATTACCTCTTGTCTTTTCTCGCTAAAAAGTTTTTCAACAAGGTTCCTGACAAATTTTTCAGTCCAACTTTTGAGTCTTTTCCATAACCAACCTAAAAGACTATTTTTTTCTTCTTCCGTAATCATTTTCCCTTCACCTTTTTTACCAACCAGTATTTATGTTGAAGGTAACTCTATTGCCGACAGGCAAAGACAACTTTACCGGTTCTACCTGATTTGAGGCATTCAGTATGACAAGGGCATCGTAACTATTCCCCGCTATTGCTATCGCTTCCGCAGACATTCTTACTCCATATTCCGGAGCAATTCTTACTGCCAAGTTGTAAACCAATGCCTCTTCATGGTTCGGTGGAAAGGCCAAGGTGTCTGAAACAGCACTAAAAGAACTTGTTTCGGTAAAAGGCTTCAAACTTTCAAGATGCATAGTTTCTCCGTCTTGAGGCGTAGGATAAAGATAAATTGCTCCAAGTGGATAGAGAGGGTGATAAAAAAGATATTCTGGACGGCCTGCGGTTGTTTTGCTGGAAATGTCCCGATATTTACCCTCAGAGATAATCTCTACTGAATAGTCTGTTCCGCCAGAATCCCTGACAAATACACCCAATATCTGATGAGGTCTGGTAGTAGTTATGTTCCCACCGATTCCCCAAGTATATAGAGACTGCGTGGCAATCAGACTAAAACTTTCTTTAATAGAGGCGAAAACAAGGATTCTTTTTGATGCCCAAGAACGAAGCATGATTTGAAGAGATTCTAATGCTTCTGCCTCTCTTGTGGTTTCAGGGGATTCTCCTGAACTAAGCACTCCCGCCTTTCTCATAGCACTTTTTATCAAGGTCGAGACAATCATGGCGATTCCTATTTTTTATTTTTATGCGCTCCAATCCCATGCATATTTAAAGCCCTGAGAGAGGAAAATTCTTTGCCACACAACGTACACAGACGAGGTCCAGGAGGACTTTTTGCTTCTTCGTAATTTGACAGGAGTTTAGCTTCAACTTCAAGACGTTTTGCTTCAAACTTGTCAGATTCGGTTTTTAAAATATCTGCTCTTATAGCATCCTCTGACTTAATTGGTTCTGCGGTTAATATTTCTTCCTGAACCTCATCTGTTTTACCCGCTTCTAACTTTTTTTGTGCTTCCCACACCTTTTCGTGCCCAGGTAATAACCTCACTTTTCCAGGATGGTCTAACCAACCATCAGCGTTTGCTTTATCAACTTCCTCATCAGTTTTACACAACTTACCTTCAGGGAAGTCTCGATGGTATCTCCACGCAGGACTTCTTAAATTAGTTGGCTCTATGTGTTTATTAATCGGTTTTTGCTCTGGTACTCCCGATCCAAGAAGGATATTTTCCGATGCCATTATTCTCCTTTTGTATAATTTGTTGGGTCAAAATTACGCTTTTACTGCCGCTACTGGAGTCGGGGTTACGTAAATTACAAGCACCCGTGTTCGACCAGCCGCACCCGTTCCAACCTGAGTTACAACACCGATTATGGTGCGTTCAGTCGCCGAATAAAGCACCCGTTGTTCGCTTCCAATATAGGCACCTGCTTTGCCCCCTGGATGCTCAATGGTGTTCGCCTCACCGACAAGCAAATCAGTGACTTTTAAATCCGTCGCCGTAAAAAACCCATTAGCAGTGGCAACATCCCCTACAACTAAACTTGCCGAAGTAGAGGCATCCCATGCAACAATTCCATGAACCTGAACATCAAGAATCGTTGAACCAGCAGGTACGACAATTCTCCCGGTATAGGTTCCGTCCCCTGATGTCTGGGTAAAAGTAAGTTCTTTCGCTTTTGCTAACTCGGTCGGATTTGGAATTTTCAGATTTTCACTTTCATTTTCCAAAACTCTATCTAAATAACTCATTTTTTACCTCTCGTTTTTCTTTCAAGAGGGAAGATGGTCGGATTGACCACCCCTCCCTCTTTTGTTAATAATTTTAACGACTTATTAGCCCCATAATCTTACGCATAATTCTGGATATAATACTTTGACTCCGCTGAGAACATCGAGTCTGATGATCTCATAATCAGTGAGAACATCAAACTGTTTCACGACACGAACACTCAAACCAGCCTCAGGATCGGTTTCTCTTGCACCCCACACACCAGAAGGCATTTCGATTGGAACGGTAACGAATGCGAATGCGTTCGGATGATAAATCAGGTTCTGAGGATATTGGGTATCTTGTGTCCCCATGAAGGTCAATGCCGCAGTGGTTAGCGGAAGAGCGGAAACCGTCTGATATGGTGTCTGAGTAGGAGAAACAAATCGAATTGTCGGAGAAATCGGAATGGTCATGTCCGCACCAACATCTGCTGTGTCTGCGGTTACGACAAATTGTCTCAAAACCCCAGTACTTGCTCCCGACATGGGATTCACTGCGTAAACACCAGCGATGGTGAATACGTCTCCCTCTCTAACGGTGTTAGAACCACCCCATCCATTAGTCACAATCGAAGTAGCACCGTCTAACGTTGCACCGTTCATTAGAGGAACTGCACCTGAGGTGAAATGACCCGTGGTATGACGTACCACGTTCTGATCCGTGTAGAGAGTCAAGTTGGCAATCTGGCCAAGGAATCCTTTAGTGATAATATCTTTTGCCACATTTTGCGCAAAAGTTCCTTTAAGGCCATCAGCTAACGCCCAGTTTGCTGCCGGGTTTACGATACCTACGCGAGAATCAGATGGAACGGCTTCGTCATCTAATCTCTGTTGTGCAGCACCGAGAGACATAAAAAGTGCCGGAGTTGTTCCTGGTGTACCAACAGAGTTATAAATACCAGTATAAAGACCACAAAGAGCAGCATCCCTACCATTTGCCAATGCCAAGGCAGCCGGAGTGATGTATCTTTTACTGTACTCCTCAATGGTCTGGGTAAGTTCTACGGAACTAAACTTCCAGGACACATTAGACTGGGTTGACACCGTAATAGAAGTAGACGGTTCGACGATGGATGTCATAGTAGCGGTGATGTTTGAACCAATGGTTTCTCTAAACTTATTGGGTTTACGAATCTGAATAGTCGCACCGACTTTCACAAATTCGTTTTTATATGCGGTATGGACATGCCTTGTCATAGCCATACTATTGATAAGTTGCATCAAGGTTTCTTTTGCAATAATTGATGGTGTTAGTAAAGTAGCCATAATATTTACTCCTTATTTTGTTCTTTCACGCCACGCCCTATATTCTCGTGGTGTCATATTAGAGGGGTCTTGTTCTGTGACCCCGGTAGTTTTCACCGGGACTATAGGATCTGGTGCGTTGGTTATTTTCTTTTTGGGTGGCGGAGCATTAAGCTTCGCCTCTATTTTTCCTAATTCGTGAGCGACTTTGAGTGGAGGAAGTTTCGCAATATCAGCGGATTCTTCAGGGTGTTTCCCGAGATAATACAAGACATCTTCGGCAGTATCAGAAAAGAGGATTGCCTCAACCATTGCATCAGAAAACTTGAGATTTTCGTCAAGGACGAGTTCATTAAAATCAGCGTATTTTATGCGTCCTTTTTCCATTTTTTCGTCAAGTTCCTGATAAGTTTCCTCAATCGCCGTCTTTTCGTCTGCCGATGCTATTTTCTTTGAAACTTTCTCGCTTTCTACCCGGAATTTTTGTTCAATTTTCCAGTCAGTAAGAGCATCATAGAAATCAGCCTCAGTCTCGAAATTCTCTATCTTTGGTTTGTCTCCTTGCGGGACAACACTTTTGGCCGTCTTTAATTCTGCTTCAACCTCAAGACGTTTTGTGCGCTCGTAATCACGTTCCCTTTCTGTTTCACGCCACTTTTTGGTCAACCCATCAATCCTACGTTGCACCGAATCTTTTTCTTTCGGTTCTATCTTTTTTTCTGGCAGAGCTTCTTCGGAAATTTCCTCTTTTAGAGGTTCTTTTGTTTCTTCCTTCTTCTCTGTTTTGGAAATGACCGGTGTTTCCCTTTCTTCTTTTTCGGTCTTCACTATTTCATCAACTTTTTCCGGCAACGGCGAAATTGAACTCACCGAAAGATTGTTTGGGTCATCCACTTCATTTTTAATCACTGGAACAACACTTACGCTTTCAATCTTTTTTTCTTCAACTGTTTTTTCCATGTTTGCAGACCTCCTAAGTCTGAGCCTGGGTTTCCACCCAGTTGGGTTAAGAGTAATAAAAAAGGGGCAACCATCCAATTTTTATCTCGGACAATTGCCCCTCTCTAATTACGATAAAGGGTTAACTATTTAATTTTTAACAATATCTTCTACTTTATTAATTTCTACTTTTTTAGCAACGCCATGTGCGAAATGAATAATTACTTTCCCGTGGAATAATTTTTCAATTTCCTTAATAAGAATCATAATCTTTTTGTCTTCACTTTGCAATAAGAGTTTGTTCACTATTTTCCTTTTTTCTTCTTCATTCTGGTTTTTGCCACTTTTTCAACGGCTTTCGATGATCCCATAACTGCATTTCTTAAAGCATTACTGGACTCTGGTAAATTTTTCCCCTTAGCCTCATGTAGATGACTTCTTAACTCTTCGGCAGTAATACTACCCATTCGGGAGGTCTTACCAGCTTTTCTGCGAGCATATTCTGCCCCGAACAATCCTCTTTGTTTTTCACTTACAAGGGGGGTATGTTTTCTTCCACTTTTCTTACAGGTTGCAGTTGTCATTTTTATTGCCCTTCTTGTTCTGGCAAACTCCAATCTTGCTCATCTTGATTAAAATATTGTTGAAATTCTTCAACCGTAGGAATAACAATTCCATCCGTTTCTGGGACAATCACTTCCGGTCCTTCTTCACCTACCAAATAGGGTTGGTCTTCTTCAACAAGACCGCCTTTTGCTCTTTCTTGTATTTCGGTTGTTTTTTCTTGTTCTTCTCTACCCTTTTTCACCATCTGACGCAGGGATTCTTTGCCTGTGGCAACCTTAATCTCGTTGTCAATTTGTAAACCTTCCAATCTTACCTTTTCCTGTTCAATTTTTATCTGGAGTTCCTGTAATTTTAAACCGGCTTCTTGTATTTTTGCCTCTAACAACGGATCAGGAGGCGGTTGCGGAGGCGCAACTGGTTCGGGGGGTGCTGTTCCCTTGTTTTCAGCTCTTTCCTTAGTTTTTTTCTCCCGTATTTCGGGCGGAAGTAAAAACTCTAATCTCTCTGCCATTTCGTCAGCACCCGGCCAGTCCATAGATTTTGCATATAAATCCCCGATTAAAGGAGCGGCCTGTGGATAATACTGGATGAATTCCGACATAGATTGTCTTGCTTCCGTTCTTTGTGTGGTAAAAGACGGACCAACCGTGACAACAACATCATAAGTGCCAATAGATAGATCGTTCACAATTGGACCCTCGGGGGTTTCAATATTGATTGCTTCAAATTTTTGTAACCCACCTTCCAAACCCAACCTGATAATTCGTTCTGTATCAAGAACCCCCGGTGCTACATCAACCAGAACCCGGCCAAGTTGTTCAATTGATCGGGCAAGATTATCAATAAAAGCAAACGTTCCAACGTCTCCTTCCTTTTTACGTTCCTGAATTGCAACTCCAGACCTTTCATTACTTTGCATTCCAAGAGAGGCTTTCTGAAGTCCCATCGTATCCCGTATCTCCTGGTCTGCCATCTGAATCTTTTCCACCATAGCCGAGGATGCTTGAGGAGGGGCTTCCCGTTTAGGCCATCCAGGAGCCTTGTCGTCCCAATTCACCAATAAATATGGGAAATTTTTACGATGTGCCTCTTTCCATTGCGATTCGTGACCTGCTATTTGTTTTACTGTTGCGAGATAAGGAGCTTTGGGTGCCAGGGCTACTATTTCCGTATCGCAGGAATTATGAGTTGGTATCATTCCCTCACCGGCAAGAAATAAATGCGAAGGGCTATCAACTGCTATACATTTTACTGGAACCGAATTTATCTTTTCAATACTAACGATTTGATAACGTTTAGACTGGTTCCGATTCGTTGCCTTGGGAAGATTCTGTTTTTTTAGTTTATATTTTAGTTTAAAAACGGGCATATCAGAATATGTAGTAAAATAAAAATGATATTCTGTTTTACCTTTAAGCCATTCCCCCTTATAAAAATTCCTTGTATTGGAATCTATATAAGAACTTGCCTTAAATCCAAGCGTTCGTATCAACTCAGAAAATCCTTTAGCTAATTCAGGAATGGATGTCGCAAGTTTCGCCCCACCACCGTTATCACAAGAACCATCTCCATCCATAAGACCCTGTAATAAGGATAATCTCTGGTTGAATGAACTACGAAGATATTCCGATGGAATATGTTTATTTTTAAGCAGGTTATATTTTACAAATTCTTTTCGTAATCCCAAGATATGCGTTCGATAAATAGACCCATCATTCATAGATTTCTTTTCTGTTAATTTACATCCATCAATCCTCATATATCCCGATAACTCATCGATGGTGTCTTTATGAGCAAAGATCGTTGGATAGTGTGAAGATCCGTCAGATAACCACAATCCAAGCGTATATGGAGGTATCTTTAAATCCTTTTCTGGCAATTCAAATGGTTTAGTTACATTTATGCGATGTTTTGCAATCGACAAATCTTTTGTATGCACCGTTTTTTGCTTCCATATGTTCTTATAATCTGGTCTTTGCCTGATTTGTTTTTCTTCAACTGTCCATAAATGGTCTGCATCTGCAACCACAAAAGAATCATCACTAAATATAATTTTATAACAATCACGGTTATCGAATATAGGACTTTCTCCGAGAACGATGCTTGGTATTCCCTTTTCGCTAAAAACGATATCACCCTTATGGATATCTGCCATGGTTTTCCAACCATCAACCGTTGGAATAGGCGTTGAAAGACTTAGCCGTTGCCAATAATTATACATTCGTTGCGGGTCTTTGGCGTTTCGGATTAACCCCCTAATCTTACGTCTTCCACCAACATTAAGTTCTTTTCCCCAAATCGGGATAATGGGAATATATTTTTTCCCAACCCAATCCTTTTCATCTAAAATTTTATTTCCAGACAAAAGATACCACTTAATTTTATATCCCTTGGTCTTGCGACGTTTAACTTCAACATCTCCGGGTTCCAACTTCTCAACAATCCTACCATCATCCAACTGGTAAATTGTTTTAGTAACTGGTTCTTTTACAAAATATTCAACAACCCTAACAGTGTTTGCAGTACACCAACCTTCTATAAATTGACTATCGGCCTGATTGAACGGCATTGGATCGGAGCCGTATGTTTCCTTAAACTCATCTCTGTCTATGTCGGTAACAATGGAACAATATTTGGCGTCTGAACAATCATACTCCGAATATTTTCCCCAAAAAATGGCCAGGGCGTTGTCAATTTTTCGGATATAAACATCCTGATTAAACGAATCGTCACCCGAAAATTCCGTAACAACCCTTATAGCCCCATAACCACAAGCTACTGCTTGTTCAAAACCGTGATCAATTGCAATGTCTGATTTAGATACTTGCTGAACATGTTTAATCCAACCTCCCAATATCTCGGCAATATATGGATCTGCCACCGAATCCACTGGAACAACTTTAATTGAGGGACGATTCATTCGTTGATCACCAACAACTTGATCAATAAAGGTGGGCATTTTGTTGGTTGTAATACAGGGTCGTCCATCGGCCTCTCGTTCTGCCCGAATAGCAGCGGGCCATTGAGCCCCTTCAATCCCGATAAATTCTAAGTCCTCTAATGCCAACTTGCGGTTTTCATAATCTTCGTCCATTGATTTTTTTAGACGATCCCGCACTTCTGCCAAAATTTTCATCTCTTTAGAGTAGGCGTCTTGAGTAACTTCTGTTTTTTCTCTCATGTTTCCTTACTTATTTACCCTGTATAAAATAAAAAAGGGCTACGATAGGATTTCTCCTAAAATAGTCTCGTGGTCTCGTTTGATTATTGAGATTTAGACGTTTATTTTAACTGTTCTTGTAGTTTCCTTTCAATACCTTTAAGTGCTTTCAATATCTCAATAATAATATTCCTTAAAACTTTCACGGTTTCATCATTATTAACAGTATTCTCTTCTTTTTTAAGAATGTCAAGATTTTTATAAATACTTTCCATTAGTTTCCTAAATAACTTAGTCCTCCAGAAACAACATAATCTCTTCTTAATTTCTCAAACGGCATGTTTTGTACTTTGTTTTGATAGCCTACTGCGAAACAGCGTATCGAATCGCTGGCATTGCTTGCCCAGTTGTGTAGAGGTTTGTTTGCTAACGTTTCATTCTCTTCGTCCCATTCAGAACGATATGATTCCAAACCAAGAATACCTTTAGCACACTTCCGTTCATCAAACCAACATTGACCCAAAACATTCCGTACCATCTCAATTCCATTCATAACTGCCTGGGAGTCCTTCGCTTTCTTTACAATAATAATTGGTTCAATTCCAAGATTTTCTGCTGTTTCCTTTCGGGTCAACGCTACATCCGTTTCTCCACCCATCTCCCTCTTGGCAACATCGTGAGGGAAGTAATGGTCTCCATACACGTAGGGTTTCTCCTTCAACATCTTTGCATAGTGAACCAATCCCATCCCGATATTCTCATAATAATCAATAAACCGATACTCCCTCCCAATCTGCTGCATAAACCAGATCGTCATCGAATCATCAATCCCTAAGTCCCAGAAGGTGTAAACTTCATGCCCAGCGGCATAAGGAACACCACATATTCTTCCTTCTTTCCTTGCATCAGCCACCTGCTTTGCATAATAAACACCCTTAATATTTCTATCAGTTATCGCCTCCTCTTCATTGTCTGGATAGTTCTCGTTTACATCCCGTTCGGTCATCCCAACGGCAATCATCTGACTTTTAAAATCTTCCGGCCTATCGGGATGAGCATTCCATGGAAGAAATATTCGCTTAAACTTATTCAATTCCCGCATTGCCGAAATATATAAATCCCTTGTCCAATACCAACCAGCCCCCTCTTTTATAGCATTTGAAACAATTATAACTTGACCTTTAGCTTGTTCAATACCGGGATAAGAAGCATTAAAAATAGCCCTTGCCATTCTGTTTTTACATGTCTCGTCCATTATTAATAGATTCGGTGTCTTTGACTGTGCCCCCATCTCTGTCGTAGGTAAACTTTTAATCGTACTAACCAACCCGTTTGCGTGTTGAAACTCCAATACCTGCTTGGTGCGAGTCTTTATCGGCGGCTTTAACCATACTGGCAACCGATCCATTATAAAATAAACACGATCTAAAAATTCAATACTTAATTCCTCCGTTACCGATATAACCACAGCAAGATATAACTGGTTCCTTATTACCTGCCATAAAACATACATCGCAACCAACCATGTTAATCCTAGTTGCCGAGCCTTTAAAACCATTAAAAGCATTGACTCAACAATAATTGGAATAATCTTTGCCTGCTCAGGCCATAACTTTATTTTTATCGCTGTCTTACTCTCTTTGTCTTCTATAAAAACATATTCCTGAATTAAATAAAGAAACGAAGTAATTACTCGCTTGCATTCCTGAACTTTCCACTCAAGAGTCTGTTCTTTTTCGTCTTTCATTCTATCTCAACAACCCCGCTATTGACTAATATAACTCCCTTAACCTTCTTAAAAGTCTCTCCCGCTTAGATTCCCTGAATCCCATTGCCTCTAATACCTTTACCCAAAATTTCCTTAACATTTTATGCCCTCCTTAAAATTCAGTCCTGGAGTTTAAAATTAATAACTCGCGGTCGGAGAGATATAATAATTATTGACCCGCCTTCAAATGACCCATATACCCCCCCCTGCGTCTATTTGCGGGTATCGGGGCGGTTAAACCGGGCTCTCTTTTCGGGCTGCGTGTTGCAAGCACCATGCCAGAAAACAAACAAAAAACAACATAATTATGGGTCTGGTAAGGAATATTATGTAAACTTTCTTGCAAGCAGTTAATATCGTTAGGGTTATTGTGTCTCATTATATTATCACTATCTGGTCGTGCTATGGGTTGCATACGTTTCACGTGGAACGTGCTACTCACCCTTAACGGCTTGCACTACCATCTGCATCAGGCCGATATTAATGTCACCCTGAGATTGATCCTTGAGGTGGCCCTTGAGTTTTGTAGCGAGTTCTAATGTCTTGCGCTGGGTTTCTAGCGCTGGGACTACACGCTCATCAGTGAACATTCCGTCTTTTTGGGCATATTCGGTCTTTTTGGCGCATACAAGCTCCCGAATTTTGGCGGCCAGGAAATCGTCGGAGAGGCCTGCCCGCTCCATACAGCGAACAAATGTGGCTTGAACTTCAGGTCTTGCAAGGATAGCGGTAGCCTGTACTCCTGCTGTTTTTGGTGACAGGCCCGTTGATATTGCAATATCTTTGATATTTTCGCCTGCCAAAATACCCTTAATCAGCAGGCGTTTTCTTAGAGCAATAGCGGACTTACTTTTTTGCGCATGTTTTTGGGGTTGTTCACGCGATTTTTGTGAGCGGGCAGGCGTAGTTGGTTGTGTATCGGTATTCATAATAGACAGTAGGTATCACAATTATTGGCAATTGTCAACTACAAGTTACAGCGTTCAAAGTACGGTTCCAGGTATTGTTGAAGGATCGGGAGTAAATGATTATAGATATAGGGTGGGATGATCCTGGTTGGGTAAGTAATATTAACAAGCGGGCATTTATCACACGACCACCAATCGAGAGCGCCAAGTCGTTTTTT